CTACCGAAGCATACGCACGGGCACAAGCAGAACTTACCAAAGCACAAGCAATAGCAACGGCAGATGGCAAAATCACAGAAGCAGAACAAAGGCAAATACAACAACTCCAATTGAAACTTCAAGAAGCTAAGACATTTGCGCAGCAAAAAGTGGATGAGCTGAATATTGGAGGGAGAAATTTAATATTAGATTCAATATTTAAAGTAAATCGATTTACTCCTTGGGTAAGTGGAGAGGTTAGCAATTTTAAAGATGATTTTTTAGGAGATGTTGTTAAAGAAGATAGGTTTAATGGAGGCGGAGAGCTTCAATATAAATTAAAAAGTGTTCCTTACAATTTTAATAATAAAGATTTGATTTTCTTAGTGATAGCTAAGAACTTGTCTAATGGTAATTTTAATTTTGGAAGATGGCCTATAAGTTTCGATGCTCTTTGTGTTGAAGGTGGAATACCTAAAAAAAATACAAAAAAGAAAGAAATAGGAAATGGTTGGTGTATATATTGGGTAAAAGTAAATATGGCTGATATAGGTAATGAAGATTTTGCCTTAAATTCAGTGACTGGTAGCTGGTTATTTTACGCTTGTGGAGTATTTGAAAGCACGAACCCTGTAAATTGGTCTCCTGCTCCTGAAGATATTGAAAACAAAGTAGCTGACATTCAAACAGACCTCCAGAATGCCATCAATAACGCTAAAGCGCTTATAGAAGCTGAAAAAAGGAACATTGAAAACTCAAACACACGTATCCAAAAACTCGAAAACAAAACGCAAATATTCAGCAACACACAAATAGACGGCAATGTGGTAGCAACGGGTACGCTTATAGTAGGAAATACACAAGGAACAAAAGCAGGTATCACAGGGGTAGGTGATGATAATAATAGCATACGTTTTTGGGCAGGAGAACCTGATAAAAAACTACCAGTAGAAACTCCACAACAAGCAGAACAAAGACGCCGACAATCTGCTTTTTTAGTACAAGAAGACGGAACAATGTACGCTAAAAATGCTAATATTTCAGGGCATATTGATGCTACAACGGGACAAATAGGAGATTTAACTTTATCAGGTGGTTTGTATTCAAGTAATTGGGATAGAAAAAAAAACAAGGTAGATGGTGGCGTTTATTTTAGTGGTTCTGGAATGCTTTATCGAGATGACTCTAAAAAAATTAAAGCTTCTTTTGGTTCGATTGCAGGAAGTATTTTTGGAGTTAATTCAGCTATGTTTAAAATAGAAAAAGAAGCTGTTAAAAAATCAGAATATGACAAAAGATATAATATAGAATATTTTACAGGTCAAACAATACTCGTTCCGCCATATCCAAATGAAGAAGTAGATGTCACTTTTAGATACTTAAATGATCGTGCACAATTTATTTATGGGGATACATTCAATTTTGGTGCAAGTGCTAAATTTGATTATGTCTATAGTGGATTAGCATATACTAATATAATAGAGCGATGGTTAGGTGTTACTAATACATTTATTTTTACAGATGTACCAAGTGATATGAACACTGTTCGGTTACCAAGTGCTACAATTATTAATGAAATTCTCAATAAATTAGGAGTAGAAAATGTATCTAGGAATAATTTAGGTTTTTCTTTTGAAATTACCATCATAGTGGCTCATTCTGTAAATCATAAAAGAATAAAAATACAAGGAACTACAAGTGGATTTTTAGTTGACAATAATGGGGGATGGATGAATGGAGTAGATAATGGTTATTTAGAAATATCAAGAGGGGATGTTGTTAAGTTAAGATATTATAATTCTAATTATTATATAACATCATTACATTTATAAATTATTAAAACAAAAAAATGAATAAAAGTCAATTAATTATTCAGAAAATATAAGCTAAAAATCTAAAATTTTATATATCATGCAAATCATTCAGAAAACAACGCGTATCACCGCACAAG